AAGAACTTGTTACATACAGAAAGCGTGGTAATATGCTTGTTAAAGAAGTAACTACACGTCAGTTTAGTGCAGATGGCAGTGACTGGCACGATACATCAAGCGTACAACCATTAGTAGAGGTTAAAAATGGCTGAACCAGTAGATCCAAGTAAAAAACATTTTTACATTAGTCTTGTAAAAAGTGCAACACGTATTGCAGGCTGTGTTGTAGCACTGGCTACAGGTAGTTGGGGATGGCTAGCCGTAGGTTTACTTGTTGCAGAAATATTAGGCATTGTGGAGGAACTATGAAACTACACTATAGCGAAGCATTTTATTCAGTACAAGGTGAAGGCAAATATGTAGGAGTACCTAGCGTATTTTTACGTACATTTGGTTGTAACTTTCGTTGTATGAATTTTGGATTAGGCAGAGATGAGCCTATGCGTGATGCTAAACAAAAAGCAGGCGTTATACACAATCAAGAAGTAATGGGCTTACTAGATCAGAAAGTACATGAAAATACAACAGTGTTCGAAGACTTGCCTATTATACACACAGGCTGTGATACATATGCAAGTATCTATCCTGAATTTAAACACTTAAATAAAAGAGCAACTGTTGACGAAGTTGTAGAACATCTATTGAGTTTGACACCCAATGGTAAATGGGTACAAGACAATGGACAAGATGTACACTTAATAATGACTGGCGGCGAACCGTTGTTGGCGTGGCAACGACTGTACATAGAATTATTTGAACACCCACGTATGCAGGATCTAAAAAATGTTACATTTGAAACAAACACTACACAACCTTTACATGACGACTTTTACGACTATCTCAACAATCAAGACAGATTTGAAGTCACTTGGAGTTGTAGCCCTAAACTCTCCATTAGCGGAGAACCTTGGGATACTGCTATCAAGCCTAGTGTTGCTCGCGAGTATGCTGGTGTTGATGGTAGCTCTTTGTATTTCAAATTTGTTGTTGCTGATCGTACAGACATTGATGAAGCTGGCAGAGCTGTTGATGAATATCGTGCGGCAGGCGTGGAATGTCCTGTATACCTTATGCCGTTGGGCGGTAGGAGCGAAGAGTACAACCTCAACGTCCAAGAAGTCGCAGACATCTGCATGGAAAGAGGGTGGAGGTTTACACCCCGATTACACATCAGCCTCTTTGGCAATGCGTGGGGAACGTAGTGAAAAATTAGATCGTGCTATGAGAGCACCGATTAACCCCAACAAACTCAGAGACAAAGGATTATAAATGCCATATCACACTAGTGCAAATTTATTTGAAGTAGGCGACTTTATTAGTCACGCAGGTCTACCACTGCCTTGGAAGATCGAATGCGATGCTATTAGACCAGAATGGTGGGACGGATTAGCACGTATGATTATGGACTATCAAACAGAACCTTTTAGTAAAGTAGTTGGCATTCCAAGAGGTGGATTACCATTACAAGGCGCAATGGAAAAGTATGTAACACCTGGCGATCATCCTTGGATGGTTGTTGATGATGTGTACACAACTGGTACTAGCTTTAGAGAATTCTGTACAACCAAACAAACAATGCATGCTTACAAGTGGTGTATTTTTGCACGTAAACCACTGGTAATAGATGAACCACATGACGTAAGAGCATTGTTTACTATGCCCGCTAAATAATTATAGAGAAAGCTATGTTAGACAAACTCAAGAACATTTTTAATAAAAGTAAAACAGTAGAAACTAAAGAACAAGCAGTTGGTCCATGGGTTAAGGTGATCGAAGTACACTTTGATAAAGATAACCCGCAACGTGGATATTTTGAACTGGATTGGAATGACGACTTTGTTGGATTACTAGGCGAAGCTGGTTATGCCGGCGCTACCCCCGAAGCAATTGTCGACTTATGGTTTAACGACTTATGTCGTAGTATTATACTAGATCAAGAGTCGGGCGAAGGCAATGTTCAATAATAATCAGATTGAAGAATTAGTAGAACTACTGAGTACACTAAACAGCGATACTAAAATTTATTTTGGCTGTGATAGTGTAAGAACAATCAAGAAAAACATTTGGTATGCACGTTATGCAACTGTTGTTATCGTACACAAAAACGGTAATAAAGGTTGCCGTTTGTTCAGTCATGAAGATACGCTGATAGATTATGATACAAAATATAATCGACCACGTATGCGGCTAATGAATGAAACTATTAAAGTGTGCGAAGCATATGTGCAACTTGCACCATTTATAGATGAATTTGATTGTGAGATACATTTAGATATTAACACAGACCCACAGCATGGTAGTAGTTGTGTAGCAAAAGAAGCTGCTGGGTATGTCCTAGGTATGACTGGGCTAGAGCCCAAACTCAAACCACAAGGGTTTGCTGCCAGTTACGGCGCAGATGGAGTTGCCCACGGGCGTAGTCAGAGATTTATAACAACATGAACGAATCACCAAAACTAATATTACTATCAGACATAATAGAACAAAAAGTTCGCAAAGAACGTGAGCTAGACTTTTATCAAAAAGAACTAGAAAAACTACAAGAGAAAATGTATTGGCTTAGACGTGAGATTGGATTAAACGAAACTATCATTGATATTATCAAAAATGACAATGTAGTAGACTTTAAAGAAAATATGGAAAAGAGACTTATCGATGATAAATAAATCGATGACATAAAGTACGCTCAATTTTTTTTGAGCAAATTTTTTTTAGGTTGAAAGAAGGAAAAAAAATGACACAACTAATAAATCCAACAAAATTTACAAACACAGTGGGCCTTTTGAGGTCCTTTTTTTTAGACAAAGGTTTCGAAGAAGTACACACTCAAAACAGACTAAGCATACTTGCCGCATGTGAAGATCCGTTCAATGTAGCAACTTATAACTATGCAGGCAATACTTGGCCGTTGCCTCAAACAGGGCAGATGTGGTTAGAACATGAATTATTAAGTAGCCCCGATAGTAAGGGGTTTTTTTGTGTCAGCACAAGTTATAGACAAGAACCAAATGCAATACCAGGTAGACATGACATTATCTTTCCAATGTTTGAATTTGAGATGCCAGGCAGTGTAGATGATCTTAAAGCAATGGAATATGAACTGTGTGACTACTTGGGCTTTGATCCGCTAACAGAAAAAACATACAGAGAATGGCAACAACATTGGGGACTGAGTGCTGATACAGAAATGGAAGCAGAACATGAGCTAGCAATGGAAAGAAGTTTTGGCAGTTGCTTGATCACAGACTTCCCAGAACTAACAAGTCCTTTTTGGAACATGGCACGTAACGACGATGGCGAAACTGCAAAGAAAATGGATGTCATCTTAGGTGGTATGGAAACTATCGGATCGGCAGAACGTAGTTGTGATGTTGATATGATGCGTGATACATTCCACAGTATTGTAGACGGAGAGTATGCACAGTTACTATACAAACTGTTTGGTAAAGAACGTGTAGAAGCAGAACTAGAAGAGTTCCTCAAGTTTGACTTCTTCCAACGTGTTGGTGGCGGCATTGGTATGACAAGAATGATTGCGGCGCTGGACAAACAAGGAAAGTTTGCCCTAGCTGCATAACAGTTAATCCGGGGTGGTGAAATTGGTAGACACGCACGACTGTTTATCGTGTGGTAAGTAACTCGCAAAGTATTTACCGTGGAGGTTCGAATCCTCCCCCCGGAGCCAACTAATAAATATTTTAATGCAAGAATTTAAATCTAGTATTGAAAATTGGATCAACGACTTTTTAAGTAAACCATCGGCTACATTTAACAATTTACCGCCATGTCCTTTTGCAAAGAAGGCTTGGCAGGATAATGCTGTACACACACATTGGCTTAACGATACATTTGAGATCAAGTTAATTATCACAGCTGAACTAGAAAACTATACATATCATTGGCCCAAAGGCAAAGAAGTAGTAATACTAGGATTTGATCCCAATCGTATTTCACCACAAGAACTCAGCATCATAATCGACAACACATACAAATTATTAGATGACCGTGGATATATTGCACTAGAAGATCATCCCGATGAAGTAGAACAAGTACAGGATGTTGTACTCAATCAAGGCACTTACGGACTTGTACTAATACAACCCAAAGACAAACTAGACCTAGCCAGAGCTATGTTAGAAAAACAAAACTATTACAAAAATTGGACACCAAAATACAAACAAGAGGTTCAAACTCGTGAGTGATTTATATGCAAGATATAAGTTATCAGACACAAATTATCGTGTAAGCAAAAATGCTCAGTTGCTGAACAATCCTCCTTGTAAACTATTACAACAAATATACGACACATACTGCAAATACAAAAAGTTTGAAAGTGTTATGCCGTTGTTTGATGAAGACTTGTGTGCGCCACGCAGTGACATAATAGGATATTTTGATAACAGTAAACTAGTAGCGTTTAGTCATTACCATCGTTTCAATGATAAAAATGTCGAAGCAATACAATTTGCATGGGACTATGCAACTCCAAAACTACATTTAGGAATTAAAAGTTTACGCCATGAATGTGCTTATTACAAAGCTCAGGGTGTAGAATACATATACGTAGGACAAGCAGACGAATACAAAAAGAAAATTAATGGCTTTGAAATATGTGGATCTAGGTTTTAACTGGTTGACAAGTATAAATAAACATAGTATATTATAGTTAATAACAACAAAGGAACTTTAAATGTTACACACAGTCGGAACAGACAATTATGGTTGGTGCTCTAAGGAGGGCATGTTCTAGTGTGACGTAAAAGTTATTTTAGACATGGCCCTCTGTAGAAATACAGGGGGCTTTTTTTGTCGGTGAAGTGTTATGGTAGCACGGCGGTCTCCAAAACCGCAAGCGGGGGTTCGACTCCCTCCACCGATGCCAAGCGGGTATGCACAAGGTGTGTCGCCAGCCTTCCAAGCTGTGTAGTAGGGGTTCGATTCCCCTTACCCGCTCCAAAAACTCTTGACATTATTAATGAATACTGTTAGTATATACACAATAGCAATCGAGGACAATACATTGACATATATCTTAGTAGACACAGCAAACATGTTTTTTCGTGCAAGACACGTAGTACGTGGAGACAGCATTGAAACAAAGATAGGCATGGCTTATCATATTATGTTTGCAAGTATTCTCAAAGCATACAGAGACTTTAATGGTAGTCATGTTGTGTTTTGTTTAGAAGGTCGCAGTTGGCGCAAGGACTTTTACGAGCCTTACAAAGCAAATCGCAAAGCAGCTCGTGATGCACTTACACCTAAAGAAGCAGAAGAAGATCAAGCATATTGGAATGCTTTTGATGAGCTTAAAACATTCTTAGACAAGAAGACTAACTGTACAGTATTGCAACACGCAAACTGTGAAGCAGATGACTTTATTGCTCGTTGGATACAAAATCATCCTGATGATGAACATGTTATTGTTAGCAGTGACAGCGACTTTTATCAGTTGCTCACAGACAAAGTTACACAGTACAATGGTATTACTAATCAACACATTAGACTAGATGGTATTGTAAACGACAAAGGCAAGCCTGTGATTGACAACAAAACTAAAGAGCAAAAACAAATTGGTGACCCTGCTTGGTTGTTGTTTGAAAAGTGTATGCGAGGCGATAGCAGTGACAATGTGTTCAGTGCATTTCCTGGTGTACGTAAAAAGGGTACCAAAAACAAAGTTGGACTACTGGAAGCATTTGCTGACAGAGACAACAAAGGCTTTAATTGGAATAACATGATGCTACAGCGTTGGACAGATCACAACGGAGAAGAGCATCGTGTGTTGGACGATTATCAGCGTAATGTTACGCTTATCGATCTAACTGCACAACCACAAGATATTAAACAAGCATTAGACGAAGCTATTACAACACAGGTACAAAAAGTTCCTGCGAGTATGGTAGGCGTACACTTTATGCGCTTTTGTGGTTTACATGATCTACAACGACTCAGTGATAATGCTGAAGCACACAGTGAATATTTGAATAGCGCATATTAGTAATGGGTAAATACTTACAAGCTAGAGAAGTTGTAGAAAACAGTTTCTGGATAGTAGAGAGCAAGGGAACAAAAGTTGGCACTCTACGCAATAAACCAGAGGGTTATGTTTTTTATGAGAACACAAGCCGCACAGAAACTGTTTTGGATAATCTAGATAGATTTCGTTTTGAAAAACAAAAAATTAAAAAGACTGTAAACGCATCTACAAATGGCTATCCCACTAACGTTGATACTGTGTACAACGAACAGCTACAAGATACAGTGCCGGTATACACTAAAACCGCCACAAGTCAACAACATTTTGCGGCTGGATACTGGGGGATATTATTTCCACACGGATGGAGGCCAAGTTTCTGTCCTAGACTAAAAACATTGCAGGACTATCCGTATATAGGACCTTATACCAATGAAGCGGACATGTACCTTGCAATGAAGCGAAGGGTACAAGAAGATGAAAAAGCTATTAAGTTTACTACTGCTAGTGCCAGTGATAGCACAAGCACAACAGGCTAATCCTGATGACCAAAAAATGTTTTTTGTTACACAGTTCTGCGGACCATTTATGGATGTTTTAAAAACTCCAGAGAAATGGAAAGAAGGCATGTTGTTTACAGGAGATGGAGTAAGTTTCGAAGCACGTACAGGACAACCATATCAAGCTGGTGCGTTTTTCTTTGTGAATCAAGAAACAGGTACATGGAGTTTAGTAAACGTATACGGAGACGGAATGGCATGTATGGTTCAAACTGGAAGAAATTTTAAACCTTATGTTGGTGGACAACCTTGGGATAAAAAACCAGAAAAGCAATTAACACCATGACATGGATACTCACATTTATATATTTTTACGAAGCAGAGCCGTATGTAATAAAGTACGGAACATACGAATCAATGAACGATTGCTTCTTTGCTAGAGAAGCATTAGGTCAAGAACAAAGTGGTCAAGGAGGATACTTTCCGCCAGGGCAACAAGCAATCTGTATACAAATGCCAACGTCTACCTAATCAAGCTCATTCTATGCTGTTTTAACTAAATACATTAAAGCAGTAGAGAATGAGGGAAATATGGCCAGACCAAAACCAAAGATACTAATGGAGTTCACAGACCCCAAAAGTTATCGTAGTGAACAAATACTTCATGCAGATGCTATATATGCAGTATTTCACGACAACAAACCAATTAATTTGCGAAGCTTAAACAGCCTTGTAAACTTTCCAGGACCTAAATATAAAAAAGTAAGTTTTAGCAACAGCGGACATGCATTTAATTTGGCTACCAGACTTAATAAGTTATTCAAAACAGATAAGTTTACAGTGGTAAAATTATTGCAAGGCGAAACAATAGTAGAAGATGATGGTGAACAAGGAATGGTATAAAACTATACTAGAGCATGCTCAACGTACTCGTCCACACACTACACTAAAGGATCTGTTTAAAAACTATAGAAACGACACAGGGCTCAGCTTAACCAAGTTGGGCCTTCATGTTATTTGTGGTATGGATATCGAACGTGAAGAGTTTCCACTTCCCAAGATCAAAATTACTCCACGTATAAGACTATTGTTGGATAGATATATGCAATATCCTTATTACTTTGATGCTAAATGGCTAGTGTTGTTTAGCACAGAAGATCGTATATTCTATAAAATGTATGGCAAAAATTGGCAAAGTTTTATAGAACATATGGAAGAAAATATGTAAAAAAGATAAAAAAGTTGCAGAAAAAGGTTGACACCTAGACGTCTTGGTGCTATATTATATGTGTAAGTTAGATAAAACGGAGACGCAAATGTTAGACCAAACAGTAAAATTTGAAGATGTTGATGCTTTTGAACTTGAGATTGAACACTATAATGATCTTAAATGGCAACAAGGCTATGAAACTTCATGGAGTATGGACAACGGCATTATGAACCTTGAGGATGCGATTTTTACTAACAAGCCTCGAATTGTTTCATACAAAGTAATTAGCCACATGGGTGATAGTCTTGCTGATGTTGAATGGCAAACATTTACTTGCATGGCAAAAGATGGTACAGTTGGTGGACTTTGGGCCGCGGCTGAGAGTTGTTTTAAGCAAGCAAAACTTGCACTAGGCGACTGGCACTACTTCATTGAAGACTTTACAGTGCTAGATGATGGAAATTTAGAATTAGTAACTGGCTCTTAAAAGGTTGACACAGAATTTTAAGATGCTAAACTGTACATATAGTTAGAAACAACCCCAGGAGTAAAAACTATGTCACAAGAAACACAAACCCGCACAGTTACACTTGCAGAACTTAAAAAGTATGCAATGCATAACTTTAAAAAACAACGTCCGATGTTTGTTTGGGGACCGCCAGGTATTGGTAAGTCCGAAACATTCGAACAGATCAAACAAGACTATATTGACCGAGGTCAAACATGTCATTTGATCGACGCCCGTTTGGCACTTTGGGATCCGACTGACCTTAAAGGTTATCCTTATTTTGACCAAACTGCTAACAAAATGCGTTTTAGTGCGCCTGACGAACTCCCAGATGAGGAGATGGCTGCACAATACGATATAATTATTCTTTTCCTCGATGAGCTCAACGGTGCAAGCCCTGCAACACAAGCGGCTGCATATCAGTTGATTCTCAATCGTGCAATTGGCAAATACAAGCTACCAGACAACGTAGTAATTGCAGCCGCTGGTAACCGTGACACAGACAAAGGTGTTACGTATCGTATGCCTAAGCCGTTGGCTAACCGTTTCCTACACTACGAAGTACGTGTTGACTTCAACACTTGGTTCGATTGGGCTGTTAAAAATAATGAACACCCAGATGTAGTTGGTTACCTGAGTGTGTTTAAGAATGACCTTTACAACTTCGATGCTGGTAGCAACGAGCGGTCGTTTGGTACACCACGTAGCTGGCACTTTGTATCAGAGACAATCGCTGATGTAGAAGACTTTACCGAAGAAGAAGTAACTGATATGGTTGCCGCAGGTATTGGTGAAGGACTTGCTCTCAAGTTCAAAGCACACCGTGAGGTAAGTGGACAGTTGCCTAATCCAACAGACATTTTGGATGGTAAAGTAAAAGACCTTAAAACAGATAACATCAGTGCAAAGTATGCTTTGACTACTGCACTATGTTACGAGCTTAAAGAAGCATTTGCCAATGATGATAATGGCAATGTAAAATTTGATAACTTTCTAGAGTTTATGACTAAGAACTTCGAAAGTGAAATGGTTGTGATGGGTGCCACAGTTGCTCTTAGCAAATATGGTATCCGTCCAAAGTTCAATCAACTTAAAAACTACAAGCCATTCATTCAACAGTATGGCAAGTTGATTGAGCAGGCATAGGCAACTATGCTTCTGGGGGATAGTAGGGTCTTTAATGGCCCTACTATCATTTTAAAGGTTGACAACTATTCAAGATATGTTACTATATAAGTATAGCAAAGAACACAGGAGTGACTATGACAGACTTTGATAATGCACACGACAAGTTGGTTGCCGCACGTATTAAGATGCTTTTCAACCAACCTTTCTTTGGCAACATTGCATGTCGTTTAAAATTAGTCGATGTAACAGACGAGGGCTGGTGCTCTACAGCGGCTACAGACGGTCGTCACTTTTTCTACAATCGAGACTTTGTTGACAGTTTAAGTGTTCAACAAACTGTGTTTCTTGTAGGACATGAAATTGGACACTGTATATACGAACACTTCCTGCGTGTAGAAGGCAGAGACAAACAATATTGGAACATGGCAGGTGACTATAAAATCAACGGCATGTTGTTCCGTGAGAAGATCGGCGAGATGATTGATCAAGTAAAAATTTGTTTTGATGTTAAATACTGCGGCGACGAGTGGTATACTGAAAATGTATATGATGATCTTAAATCCAATCAAGCACCTATCCAAGCTACACTTGATGTCCATTTAGACATGGAAGGTGAAGGCGAAGATGGTAAGTCTGCCGCAAGCGGTGACGGAGAAGATCAAAACGGTAACAGTAAAGGCAAAGGCAAAAAGCCTACTATCTCAAAAGAAGATGCTAAGGCTATCTCAGACGAGTTGAAGAATGCTGTAATACAAGCGGC